GCTGCCGGTTGGTTAGCACGGTCGAAGCGCGCCCTGAGCGAACCTGAGAGGCGGCAGCCGTACGGCGCTGCGATTCCTTCACCGCCGGATCTTCCGTGTCAGGCATGCGCTGGACCGGAGTGGGCTTGGGTGTCTTCGCCCCACCGCCGAATAGACCGCCCATGGGCTATCTCCTTCTCTTCATGTTTGCGTGCCCGAGGTTGACCTGCGGACGATTGCCAGTGGCTCGATGCGCGCGAATGCGAACCTCAACCGAGCTTTCGCCGTAGGACCACGCATTGACGACTGCATCGCCTTTGTCGGGCGACCGGCCAATCCGCTTCTTGATGTCTTCTTTCGGCTCGATCAGGATGCCGCGCGGGGTGAGTTTCCACGTCGGAGCAGCAAGATCGGCGAGCAGTTCAGGGTCAGGTGGCAGCGCGACAGGCTCACCGAGGTTCGGCTCCAGTGCCTCACGGAACCGCCAATGGACTTCTGATCGCTTGTTGGCGAACGTCAGCTTGCCGTCTCGCGTCCTCTTGCCGCTGTGCGATGAACCATTGTGCCCATGAAGGCGGATGCCCGAGACGTTGTTCTTCAGGTGCGAGTAGACGCCGGAGCCGAAGCCGCCGCCCATATCAATCACGATGTCGCAGCCATCACGCATCAGCGCCACGGTGCGGGCCGCCAGATCGATCGGATCGATCGCGCCCTTCATCTTGTCGGATATGACTTCGTCGTACCATGGCCCGTGTCTGCGGGCGTATGTGTTCGCATCTCCGCCACCGAGAGCCACGTCATGGCTTAAGATGGTCATGCCGAGGCGATCGGGTGGCTTTGGCGTCCATCGCGCTTGCGCCAGCAGTATCCACTGTGTCGGGATAACCTGGAACGCTGAGTCTTGGGTTGCGACATCGAAGCGGCCTTCGCGCATCATCGTGCGCAGCGGCTCAGGCATGGCCTCGATGACTGAGGCATAGCCGGTATCCGCGAGGTCTGGATTGTCCTCGAGCAGTGCCGGGATAAAGGTGCGTGACCTCGGCTTCTCACCCTTGGGGCCGAGATAGTCCGGCGTGACCTCGACGTCTTCGCCGTTGATCGTCGTGTACCAGCGCAGTTCGCCAGGCTTGGCCTTGTTCGGGTGGTTGGGATCCAGCCACGGCCCCCAGCGCTTGATGACCCATTGACCTTCAGAGGTCGTCGGCGGGTTGCCGGTTGCAACCACTCTGCAGCGCTGCTCAGGATCGGCCGATCGGTTCCAGCCGATGATATAGGTGTACTGGCTTTCAGAGAACTGCGTGATCTCGTCGAATGCCTTCAGGTCGTGCGGAACGCCCTGATAATTCTCCTTGTCGGATTCATGCTCGCAATGCCCGAGATCGATGACGCCGTGAGCATGGCGCCAGATCCCGTCCTGACTGTTGAAGCCGTCCGAGGTGCCAAGGATGCCCTGGATCTCGCGCTTGATCCCCTTCAGGTTCTTCGAGATGCGCCGGAGGATCAGCGAATACTTGTGCTCGTTGATGGCGAGCAGACAGACGAGAAAGCTTTTCCCGCCTCCAGCGCCACCGCCGTAGAACAGTTCGTCGGCCAATGAGAAGTATGCATCCGTCTGCGGGCCTGGATTGGGCAGCTTCCGCTTGCCGTCCAGAGAGGTATGCGTGTCCGCGATGATCTTTTCCTGGTGCTCTGGCGGCAAAGCGTCGAAGCGCCTCAGGATGTCATCCAGCGTTCCCGCAACGGTCATTCGTCTGTCTGCTCCTGGAGCCCTTGAGCGAGGGCGAATGCAATCGAGCGGGCAAGATCGCGTCTCGATCCTACTTCCTTGGTCTCGATCGGCCTGTCAGCCACGCCGGCCAATTCTCTCCGCTCGGTGTAATCGTCGCGGAAACGAGCCGACATTGACTTCGACCAAACAGCCGAATTGAACTTGTCGGCCTTCAATCCTTCCTGGCCTGCATTCTCCCACCAAGCCTGCTCACATTGCTTCGCACGCGTAAGGGCAGCCGAAAACTCGATGTGCTGATCGGCCCATGATTGGAGTGTCGACTTGGGGACATCCATCGCGACGGCGATCTGGACCAGGCTCTTGCCCTTCTTGCCGAGCGCGATAACCTTGTCACAGTAGGATGGAAGGTACTTGCTTGGGCGGCCGCCATTGTTGCCGACCGCGTTCTTGTTACCCTTTGGGGGTGCCATAGCTTGTTGCCTCCAAGCCTTCCGTTCAGTCTTTGATGGCTGCGTGCAGATCGGACGTTGACAGTCCTGCATCTGCCGCCTCGTGTTCGATCACGCTGAGTTCAGAGGAGAGCGTGGTGATCTCCTCGTTTGCTGCGTCGATCTGCGCCTGAAGCTTTTCGACCTTGGCGCGTTCGGCAGCGATGGCCTTGCGGACTGGCGCTGCCTTGGCGACGTATGTCTTGTGTGCGGCTTTCATGGCTGCCTCCTTTTACGGCTTCAGAACGAGGAAGCTGACGATCAGCGTGCCGTTGATGGCAGCGGCCGCGGCGATGTTCTGAATGGTGATGACGACCGAGCCGGCGCCTGGAGTGACGTCAGCCACAGTTGGAATGCCGGTGGTGGCCGTGCCCTTGCCGACGGTGACGAGAACGGTATCGGTTGCCGCGATCTTGGTGTTGGTCAGGGTCAGGACGTGAGTGGCGGCGGCTGCCGTGGTTAGAGCGCCGGTCGTAACCTTGCCCTGCGTCTTGCTGAGCGTTGCCGTGCCGGTGGCGCCAGTGCCGGTCGCGGTGGCCGTCTTGGTGCCGTCATCGGAGACGAGCGCGCCAGAAGACTGATCGATGCCGAACTTCCGGCCGTAGAGGGAATGATATGCGGGCATGGTGCTATTTCCTTGCTTGTTGCTGTTGCTTGCGGAAGTGGATCAATACAAACCGACGATGCCGGTCGCGTTCGTGCCGGCGATCCGAACGGCGACGATGGAGAATGGATAGATGGTGCCGGCGAGCAGCGTCAGTGAGACATCAGCCGCGGTGTCGGAGAATTTGCAGGCGACGGTCCCGGCGGCCGCGCAGATGATCCCGCGCGTCGGCGTGAAGGTGGCGGTCGCATCGGGAGTGATGGCAACGGCGCCGGATGCAGGCCCGAGCCAAGCCGTTGAACTCTTCGAGATTGGATTTGCGGCTGCCATCTGGATATCCCCTTGCGGTCAGAGTTTGATGCCGGCGGACTTCAGCACGGATTCCGCGGCCTTGATGACGCGCGCCCATTCCTGCTTGGTCTTCGGCTTGGCTTTCTTGATGGTGGCGAGCTTGCGCTTGGCCGTGGCGGCCGGGGCTGGCTTCTTCATGGGTTCGCCTCGAGAGATTGATCCAGCTTGCCTGCTTGCACCAGTCGATGTGCCATGGCTACGGCACTGGTGTCCTTCTGAGGGGCGAGCAAAACCTTGGCATCCGATCGCTGGTTGGGTCGGGTAGGAACTCTGCCGTAGCTGGTATGGGTGTTCAGAGACGCCCGAAAACGACGAGCAGAATGACGATGAGCAGCAGCAAACCGATGCCGCCCGATGGGCCGTAGCCTGAGACGTAGCCGAAGTTGGGCAACGCGCCGATGAGGAGCAGGATAAGCAAAATCAACAAGATAGTGCCGAGCATATCACTCTCCTTGGAATTTCATTCCAGAACTGCTTTATTCAACCCATAGCGAGGTGCAATTTGATGGCTGTTGCGCGATATGAATTTTCTACAGTGCGCGCCAGATATCCTCACCCGGCGGCTGATACGTCTGGCACGAAGCGAGCACCAGAAACGGTGTTGCAAGAGCAATGGCGAGGGCTATCCATATGGCGATGATGATGATCTTGCGCATCTCGTTCTCCAAATGAAAAACCCCGCCATTGCTGACGGGGCTGACGAGACGTCTTCCACGTCCCTCCGGGTATAGTGCTCCCGGTGCTTCTGGACGCCGGGGAGGCCGAAGCCTCACGCGCAACGCGCTCCCGAACGATTCATGCTATTGGCTTTGGAAGAGGTGCTAACCGTGGACGAGGGCCTCTAGGCGAAATCATACGTCCGTTTAAAACGTTGCCTGCTTCCAAATTCTGCAATTGGCTCCAACGGCCCCGATTGACGGTCGATATCGTTGGCTTATGGCGCCCCGTGAGGGGATGGGCTACACCCAGCGTGTAGCTGTCTATGCGGCCTGGCGCTTGCGTCTTTCGGTCTCGCGCTGCCGGCGGCGTTCGTTCTGCTTTTCCGCCCAATCAAACTGCATCAGCTTCTGATCAAAATCGCAGACCATCTTGGGCTTGGCATCGTGGTCTCGCCAATGTGTCGAAGCTTCTGCGATGTTGACATGTTTATCGCTCATTTCCGGGGTGTCAGGCAACAGGTCATAAACGTCGATTTCGTTATGCTGCAATGGCTTGCGGGAAAACGCTAACAAAATACGCAAGATTGCCCGCTCTTTTCTTCTTCGGCCGGTCTCGGGATGGAATCCCGATCGCTTGCACCAGTCCTTGAAGATGCCGCCTTTCGCCATGCATCGCGCCCATGCCGTGAGGCCAAGGCGCTCCTCTTCATTGTCGACATAGGAGAGCCAGCCCATGGTCTCTTCGGCTTCGCTGACCTCCCATGGCCGGGGAGAATTGTTGATCGAATTCCAGAAGGCTTGTCGCTCGGCAGCCAGCCGCTCCGATCCCCATCCATTCTTGTCGGCCTGGGTGTACGGGATTGCCATCCATGATCCGCTGCCGCCGCCTGGGCCGACATGATACAGCCCTTCCATGATCTGGACCGCCCGAATGAAACGCTCGCCTATTTCTCTGCCCGTGATCATGCTGTCATCCTTCCGTCAAAAAGCTGTCCTTGCGGCTCGCCGAACACCCGGCATGCCCTTTCCCAAATCAGACCGACCAACGCAGCACGCTTGTTTGTAATCCCGTCAAGGCCGATGCACCAGTATTGGAGCATACCGACCGGAATGCTGTCATAGAAGCTCAGGAACCGCGTCACATCGTTCTCCATGATCGATGGATAGTTCTTCCTGAATGCCAGGATGATGTCGCTGGTTGCCCAAAGCCCTGTCTCATCGAGTGCTGCCTTGTTATTGGCACAGTCGGCCAAAGTCATAACGACGAACCGGGCATGCTCTTCCCCGTGACGCTTGGCGATCCTGTGAAGGGTGGCGACTGCCCGCGTCTCGCCTACCACTGGGACGACGTTCGCCGGCACGATGCGGACGTTGAACTCTTCGAAGATCGCTTCAGCGTCGGGATAGTTCATCTGCCTCCCCTACTCGATGACTTTGCCACGGAACGCGAGAGCGACCATGTGCGCCGTGTTCATCGCGTCGAACTTCTTGCGGGCGTTCTCGATGTGATTGCGGATGGTATGCTCGGAGAGCCCAATGATGGTCGACATCTCCCAAGCCGTTTTGCCATCGGCCACCCACTTCAGGACTTCCATTTCGCGAGGGGTGATGTGGAGGCTGTCTGTCATTTCTGCCAAGCCTCTCTGGCGCGATACGCGCGCTTCGCATGGTGGGGGCACCAGACAGCGCCGTCGGTGGCGTCAGCGCAGAAAATGAAGGGCGAGCCATTGTTCAGCGGGAAGTGGCAATCATGCGCGCCGAGATCCATCAGCTCCTTGCCCGTGCCATTATTCAGCCTCTCGGCATCGCTGGGCGCGATCTTGAGATATTCTGATGTGCCGGCCGCGAATTCATCGGCTTCGCGTCTGGTGGCCTCCATTCTGGCTTTGCGGCTATTGTTCATGTTCCGCACTTTGTGGCCGACGATATCGTGTGTCGGCTTTGCCCTTTGCTCGCCGGGGGGCTTCGGCTGCGGCTTGCGTCCGCCCCATCTCGCATACTTCGGCGCGCCCTTCTTCTTCGAAATGAAGAGTTGAGGATTGCGCGTTGCAATACCGATG